ATTATATTCTCTACTATCTTCAAATGGTGTTATATCTATTAAGTTTCCATAAGTATTTTTCCAGATGCTATGGTATATCGCACATCCATAATTCTCATCATCAATATCTGTAATTAGATAATATCCACTTATTCTTTCCCCCCCATAAGTATTTACATACTTATTTACATTATTGTGGCAGTTTGCATCAGAACATAGAGGTTTAACTACCACAGGAACTTTCAATAGAATAGAAGAAAAACTACAATACTCTTGAAGTTTTATTACACACTCATCTTCTGGTAGTGATATTCTAAATTTTCTCTTCAATACTCCACCCATTTCTTCTTGGACCTCTTCTATCATACTTAATTGCGGCACTCATAGTAGCATATGAGATATTTTGAGATTTACAAAACTCCTTTAATCCACCAACAATAACATATTCTTTATTTTCTGGAGATGTGAGTTTCCAAATTTTTGCAGATGGTGGTTTAAAACCTGCAGCATATCTTTCCTTTGCCTTTTCACTTATTTTTCTTTTTCTTTCTTCACTACAAGGAATACCATAACTTGGATTATTCTCTCCCGCAACCTTTTTACTTATTTTCCTTTTTGTTTCTTCACTATGTTTTTTAGGTCCATATCCACCAACAGAAAGTTGCAAATTTCTTCTTTTTTCTATTTGGTCTTCCCACTTATCACCATATATTTCTTGGTATGTTTTTCCTCTATGATTTGGTGGTCTTGAGCTTTCACAAATATTTGTTAATATTCCACCCTCATCATATCGTATTCTTCCATATTTTTGTATTAATGATTCTTCATAAAAATAAGCATCATTTTCATTTTCAAAATATTCAACTATTTTGACTTCTGGTTCATACCCCTCCTTTCTTATTTTTTGTATTTTATTAAATTTTCTTTCATTATCACTTTTTGCTCTTGTTTTTTCGGACAAATGAAAATAAACCCGATCATCTTTTCCCTTTCCAACATAAAAAGGCAGATTGACTCTTGGGTCTATTAATTCATAAACATAATACATAAACAAGAAACTGAACTCTAATACTATTTATATAATATTATATTTCAGTTTCTTGTATTAGTCAAAGTTGAAATCCAGCAAATGTGTTTGCAGCAACATCTTGTTTAATTCCACCAACAATATAAGACTGCACCTGCGTTTGTTGTGGGCTGACTTGAAGTCCTTTGGAACTAATCCAATGCTCTGTCCAAGGAAGAGGATTGTTCTTAGCAGAAATATCATAAAGTGGTTTAATACCAATAGATTTCATTCGACGATTAGCAATCCACTCAACATAACTCCAAAGGAGTTTGTCGTTCAATCCAATCATTGAACCATCTTTAAACAAATACTCTGCCCACCTTTTCTCCTCATTTACACAATTATCAAAAGCACTTCTTACCCATTCCTCTTCTTCTTTAGAAATTTGTTGCATTTCTGCATCATCTCCTTCACGCCACTTATTGAGGATGTTTTGAGTAATGACAAGGTGCTGATTTTCGTCTCTTGCGATGAGAGAGATAATTTTAGCGGATCCTTCCATAAGTTTGAGTTCACCAAACGCAAAGCTGCAAGCGAACGAAACGTAAAACCTGATACCTTCGAGAATATTGACATTTGCGACTGCACGATAGAGTTTTCTTTTGAGTTCAATACGTTCATCTTTCGCATATCCAGCACCTTCTTGTGCGTGAACCCAAAGATTTGAGTTTCCATAAAGTTGTGCGGAATTAATAAAGTCATCATAAGCACCAGTAACTGATGATGCTCTTTCTAAAATCTTTTCATTATTTAAAATGGAATCAAAAACTTCTGTTGGATCAGAATAAACATTCTTAATAATGTATGTATAGGAACGACTATGGATCATCTCCATAAACTCCCAAACCTTCATACAGGCTTCCAATTCTGGAAGTGAACAGTAAGGTGCAAATGCCATCCCTGGACCACGACCTTGAACTGAATCCAAAAGAATTTGATACTTCAAATTAGAAGTAAAGATGTGCTTTTGTTCTGGACGAAGAGTTTGATAATCCGAACGATCTTTCTGCAAAGAAACTTCTTCAGGTCTCCAGAAATATCCTAACTGTTGTTGAGTTAATTTATCAAAGACAGGATACTTATAAGAATCATATCTTTGAACTCCAAGAGGAGCACCAAAAAACATAGGTTGCTTTTTGGCATCTACCTCTTGAGTATTAAATACGGTCATTCCTTCAATCATTTTTTCTTTCTCTGCAGTGATTCTAAATTTTACAGGATTCACAGTCGTCTTCCCCCCCTTCTAAAAGTTCTTTAACCAAATCGTCAATATTAGTTTTTTCCTCCTTAATTTCGTCGGTCTTATTGTCATATGTATTTTGATAATATGCCGTCTTATGCCCAAGTTTAAAACAAGTAAGCATATCTTGTGCCATTACGCTAACAGGAACTTCATTATTGGTATAATTTTCTGGATTATACGACCAGTTTCCAGAAATTGCTTGATCGAAGAATTTCTGCATAACTGCAACAATATTAATATAACCACGATTGCTAGGCATATCCCAAAGCAACGTATAGTTGTTTTTAAGATGTTGATATTGTGGAACAATTTGTTTGAGAGGACCTTTTTTAGATTTCTTAATTGATAAAAATCCACGAGGTGGTTCGATGCCGTTTGTGGCATTGGAGACGACAGAACTGGATTCAGATGGCATCTGTGCCGTAAGAGTGGAGTGCCTGAGACCAAACTCTTTGATTGATTGCCTTAACGCTTCCCAATCGTGCTGAAGAGCAACAGAAGAAACTTCATCCACATCTTTCTTGTAAGTATCAATTGGAAGAATACCTTGCGAATACTTAGTGCGATTAAAATATTCACAGGCACCCTTTTCTTTAGCAACTTCATTTGATGCTTTTAGAAGGAAATATTGGAACGATTCAGACAATTGATGAACCGCATCCCAAGCTTCTTGAGTATCGTAATTAAAACCAAGTTTAGCAAGATAGTGTGCCAAACCAATGTACCCAACACCCAAAGATCTACGTGCTTTGGTTCCAATCTCTGCAGCAACTACAGGATAGTTTTGATAATCAATCAATTCTTCCAAACCACGAACAGAAAGATTACAAAGATCTTCAAATTCATCATCAGACTTTACTTTGCCAACATTAACAGCAGAAAGAATACAAAGTGCAATCTCCCCATTGGGATCATCAATGTGTTGAAGTGGTTTTGTTGGAAGAGTAATTTCCTGGCAATTATGGACTAGAATATCATTTGCGAAGAAATTATGAGTTCCTTCTACTGTAATATCATAAACTGGGATTTCTTCTTCAAGATATTCAATCTTTAGCATTTTTTTCTCCTATTTTGTTCTAAAAGTTGTTTAGCAAGTTTTCTTTGAGTTTCGTCTCTATAATAAGGATTATACACCAATCCAGTTTGTTCTTCAATAGATTTATAAAAGTTTTGATGGTTTCCGTCAAATCTATTTTTGGAGAAATGTTTTGGAAACTTAATATTTAATTCACTAAGAGCAAACTCAACTATTCTTTTCCTTCCACCAATAAATCCATATTTTTTAGCAAACTTTACACCTACTTCTATGAGTTCCTCATCAGTGTATCCAGAATAGTTTGGATTATTGTAACCAATAGTTCTTATGGAAATACCATTTCTCCACTCTTCCTGAACCTCCTGTGAGCATCTTGGAAGCATCCATCCACCAGTTCCCCCCGAAGTAGCATTATAACCTTTAGTATCACTTTCAAAGAGTTTAATGAAGTGAGTTTCCTTTTCATTAATAAAGTTTTCATCTTCAGTTTGGTAAGTTTCAATCACAGATAAGTCCCAACAATCTTCCCCATATTTTCTAATAGCAGAATGAAATCTAAATTTAGAACCATTTCTTGCTGATGATAAATGACGATTCCAACGATGCTCTAATGGATATTCAGATTTTCCTATATAAGACTTTCCGTTTTTCTTATTCGTAATTTTATATACAATATAGGTTTTCATAATAGGAAGTGTAATC